AACACTATCATCTTTCCTTGCCTGTATGTAGGCGTAATGAACCACCTTCTTTCGCCTTCTTGGAATGGGTCTTTCAATAAATACATAAGACTTAAGATTGTCTTTCCCCACCTGCGACCACATACTAGAACCTTGAACCTGCTCGGGTCGTTTAATATATCTTTCCTTGTTTGGTTTACGTTCCATTTAATCATTGATTACCATTACTTGAATCGGCTCACTCTTTGTTGTTCTCTCCTGTCTTTCTAATGACTTGCCTTCCATGCGTTCAACGATAAATTGTATTGCTCTTAAATCACCTCGTTCTGCTAATTGAAATAACTTACCTAATATTATTTCTCTGCGCTGCTTTCCATTAACATCTTCAAAACTAAGTTTAGATATTAAATCAGTATAAGCATTGCGCCTTCCATTAAGGTTACCAGACTCTCCCTTTTTCCATCGACTTTCTTTGCCAATCTCATTACCTTTTTTAAAAGGCTTACCCCTGCTTTGCCCTTGTTTACTCATCTAATTGGACTAATCCCATCGATATTGGTTTATTTAACATATCCATTAAATCTTTTACTTTGTCATTATCCATTTCAAAGACATCAAATTCAATTCGCCAGTTGTGAGTCATCTTAAGGTTTTTAATCCCTACTAACTCAACATTTAACGCTGTGTTATTTTTTCCTTTTTCCAAATTTAGCTTTTTTAGGCTTCATTCCTTTAGCTTTTTTTGAGGGTCTACCTTTTTTTGATCCGTAAGTTCCTTTTCCAGCTGGCATGATTTTACTCCATTTTATTAGTGCTAAAAGTTAAAAAGACTTTTAAAACTTATAAAAGTGTTTAATTTATATTGTTTAAGGCGTGTATTTAGGTAACCTATCAAACCACTCTTTAACGACTAGGGCAATTCTCGGTGTTATTTCTTCAGGGTTTTTATTAGGGTTTTTTAATGCAACGATTAACTGAGGGTTCCTATCTTTGTAGTAATAGAATTTCTTTTGTATGTCTATTATAAATCCATGTAAGGTGTCTCCAACAGCGTTTGTTAAAGAAAGATACGTGTCCTCACTTAAATATTCAATTTCTGCGTGATACATTAAATCATGATATACATTTTTTGTTGCCATCGCCCTGCTCCTTATTTCTAAATCAATTAGTGTTTCTAGTGTTAGTTTAACTTCTTTGATATTGGTATTCATACATGATTGTATTTATTTGAGCAATAGCTTCTATTAATTCCATTGCCGCCAGTTCATCATTTCCAACTACTCCCATTAAATCTGTGAACTCTTCATAGCTCACTATCGTTACCATTCTTTCTTCTATTGCCATGTCGGGTATTTAGCGTCACAATCCCTGCAAACCCATAGATTATTCTTTTTATCAACTATTGTTACGCTTTCGTCACATATTTCGCAATTGATTCCAAATTTAGTATTTTTATTGTTTTTTTGTGTTTGCATAGCGTTTTGAAGTCATTATGTATTAATTAATCTAATTTATTTTAGTTTTTTTTAAAACTTAGTTTTTTATTTACTTTTTTTCTAATTCGTTGTTAACTGGGTTAAAGTATCTCACCGTTAAATGATGCCCTTCCCAATTACCTCCGCTAGGTGCTGAAACCCTATACCTACCATCAAGCTGCTTTTCAACCGCAAAACTTTTCATAGTTTGACCGCAGAACTTCATTGCGTCTTTACTAAAAAAATAAGGTGCTGTTTCCTTAGTTAGTCTTTTTATTTCGTATATAGTCATCTTACTTACTCCCTAATCTTTTTTCTAAAACAACTCTAAACATCCCACTATAATTATCTAATGTCCTTTCGCCTTTCTTAATAAATTTTAAAGCACTAGATAATTCTTGTTTTGTTTTTGCCCAATTCATCCTACTTACCTCCCTTAACCCAATGACCGCACTTTTGAAACCTCTTAGAAAGACTGCCAAAAGGTTTCTTGCTTCCATATTTCTTATTATGCCCATTAGAGCAACTTGCTCCCTGTATATAATTACTGGTCTTTTCTCCTTTAATATTTATAGCTACCACCAGTTTTTGCTCACCTGTTAAACTAACTTTTTTATTGCACTTCATTTTGTAACTCCTTGTTGTTTTTGTTAACCATCGCATATAAATATATAATGAATATTTGAATAAACAAACCCTTTTGTTGCTTTTTTTAAAGGGTTTAAAAAATATTGACTTGAATTGGTTGCTTTTCTTTTTGCAGCCCTTTTCGCATTATGTAAGATATTATCTTTTTACAATCTGATTCATTTTCATTGTAAAATTCAGAATACCTATATGATTTTTGTATATTTTCTATTGTAGTTTTTTTTGAGTTTAACCATTTTTCGGTTTGATTGTCTTTTCTAGATTTATGCCTATATTGTTTTAATTTTTGAGATGCTTTTAAAATAATTATTCTAAAATTATATTCACTCCTAAATAGGTTTTCTATTAAAGACTTTTTAAATAACCTATCCCCTTCAAAAATTATATGACTATTACTTTTTTTTTGCTGGAGGTAATCTAAAAAAACAGGCTGAACGGCCATACTTAATCTGTCTGTGCCGTCAAATAATTCATCATTATAAATTCCAATTATTTCTATTTTATTGTTTCTATACCCTTTTAAGAGTTTTTTATATTCAAATTGCTTACTTACGCTGTGTTCTTTTTTTATTTTCCTGACTAAAAAACTTTTACCAGTACAAGGTTCTCCTCCTATCAAAGTAATATTCATTTTTCTCCTCTTAAATATTTTTGAGCGACTATTCTTTGGTTTTCCTGTATTCTTAATAACTCTTCTTTTGGTGGTAGACATTTCCACATATTTTGCCTGTAATACATTACAAAAGATAACCTCACTGGGTTAGGTCCATTAGGAATAAATTCAGTATTTCCGTGTAATTCGTGAACATCAACTAACAATAAATCATTCGTATTTAAATGAACACCAATTCCATACCTAGGTAAGATTAAAGACATCGGCTCAATATCCCTACAGTACGCAACCAAGTTTCCAAACCCTTGTTTATAATCTTTCCCGTCGTAATGGTAAGTAGTCCTATAATTTTTATTAATCGTAACTGTAGTGAAAGCTGTATCGGCTATCCTATAATTTGGGTTCGTAGCCTTAACCATTCTTCTCTGCTTCTTGTGTTTATCTGGGACAAATTCTTTAAAACCTCTATCAACAGCACGAATTAATGGAATCGCTTTGTTAAATTTTTTTAAATTCTTTTGATTAAATGCTGTTGTCCTGCAAAAATCTAAATGAGCTGACCTATCAAAATAACCAGCAACTCCACTATAGACTGTCAATACCTCATCAGTTCCAGGGACAAATGTTCTTTGTATCTTTGTTAGGTTCCCGTTTTTATCTTTTGAAAACTTCCGTTCGCCCCCACTTGCAGTTCCTCTATTATCAGTAGCTGTTGCTGCTTTTTTCATAGAATTATACGCTTCAGTCAATACCTTGGGTTCAATATAATTTTTAATAAAAACTAGAACAGGTTTACCTGTTTTAGTAAAAACCTCACAATCGTAATCTATTATTTGGTCATAATGTTCTTTTTTAGCGAATGTGTTTATGTATTTTTTAAGCTCATACCTAGTTAACTTATAATCTGCTATTATTTTCTTCATGATTTTCCTTTAAAAAATTATAGATTTCTTCTACTTTATAATCAATTTCTTCAATACTTTCTTCTAGTTTTTTTGAAAAATTAGTTTCCCTTTTAACTGGTGTTTTCCCTTCGTATTTTTCTTTCACTATTTTAAATAGATAATCTGCATAAACTTTTATTTGGTTTTCATCGCATAAAGATTCAAGCATTTTAATCATTACTCTTTTTTTATCTTGTTCAAACGCTATAACTAAAAATTCCGTTTCCGTTTCTTGTATTTCTCCGTTATTTTCAGGTGGTGCAATATCAAATAAAACTAATTCCTCACTCATTTTTTCTCCTTATTTTGTTTAAAGGGGTAACATTTCTTGCAAAAATCAACATCATCTGTAAATAACATTTCTTTTTTATAAAAACCCCCACCGCAATTAATGCACATATATAACATTTTTTGTAATTGTTTTTTACTTTTTATTATTATCATCTTAACCCCTTTTCTATTTTTTGTTCTAACTCTTGTTTAGTGATTAACCCTTTATGATATTGAATACCCCAATCAAATAGTTTTGAAATTACCCCTGATTCTATTTCTTGTTTTTTATTTATTCGGTGTTCTCTATTCCAATCGTCAACCCTATTGCTCATCAATATCTTTTCAATTATAAACATCTTTGGCAACCTGCCTGCCATTTGTCCATTCGGCGGCTCACAACTATAAAAAATATCTTTCCATGCTTTTTTAATGGTCTCTTTATCGTACTTCATTAAAAGGCTACAAAACTGATTAAATAATAATTGGTTATTTCCTTTAATATCTAGTGTATCAAATAAATCATTGACAAAAAAACTAGCTTCCTGTGAACTGCATTTCTTCTCGCTCATTTTTCACCTTTTTATCTATTTTCCATTCCTTGTTGTTTTTAACCCACGTCGCCAACCTTTTTGATATTTCAAAGGTAGCTTGTAACTCAAACCTCATTTTAGTGTTTGATGTGTTTCGTTCTGTCCAAAAATCAACAAAATTATTTGTTTCTCCATTAGTATGTTTTTTTTCTTTTATTACTGTATTTACTTTTTCTATAAATTTATCTTTTCTTTTATCTATAGCTTCATTTTTATCTTTATCTTTAAGGGTTACCAAACTCTTCTGTAAATAGTCATTTAAACCTTTAGCCTCCAGCCTTTTAATTACCGATAAATGGGGTTTAGAGTTTATTCTTAAAGAACCGTATTGATATTCTACGAATGATGGAATGAAATACTGGTCATTATCTATAGGAATCATTTTATCTTTAATCACTTGAGGTACTTTTGTGTGATTCATTTTACTGCCAATAAAAAATGATGCAGCTTCCCAATCACCATCTAATATTCCCGCATGATCGCACTTAGTTAATATATATACCCATAACAATTTTGATTCTGGTGATAATTTTCTATACCAAGCCTTATCCCATATTTTTGTGTCTATAAATCTCTTTGCCATTATTTTTCTCCTAATTTTCTTATTGATATTTCTGATAAACTTTTACCTAATTTAAGACCAAGGCACCAAACAAGAGCATCTTGCCAGCCCTCATGATACCTTTCTTTTTCATATATTTCTTCTTTCTTACCTTTTGCGCTTATTCTTTTTGTAAATAACAAGGATACCTCTGAGTTTTGTAAAAGGTGTTCCATTATTATCTCTTCTTTAGTTTTTCTTTTCATTTTTCCTCCATGCAATTTGGACATTGCTTTTTTTGTTTTCCTATTATTGGTATGTGGTTTTTTGGGTAAGACTCCCAATTCCTACTCATCATTTTTCTATTGTTTTGCCAAACCCTTTCACAAGATTCGCAATAAATTAAAATATCATCTATCCTATGATGCAATTTTTCAAACTGACTATCCTTTTTTTGATTATGAATTCTATTATTTACTACACTATCACCTGTTGCCTCTATTATCCACTCAATCATTGATTTTTTTTTACTAGGCATATTTAATCTTCACAATCAAGTTTATATTTATTTAATTCTTTTTTTAAATAATCATAATGCCATCTAGATAATAAATCTTTTTTATTAGCCCTATTATTTGAACGAAGCATAAGATTGTTAAATTTCTTTTTACCTATTTTTTTTATTTTATGCTGCATATGTTTTTCAGGGTGACTACCTAAATGTTGATGACAACCGTAACACAATGCCTCAGCGTTATCAAAATCAAACCTAGTAGAATACTTTGCCCTTCCATAAAAGTGGGAACAATGCAAACCCTGTCTTTTTCCTTCAGGGTAATATTTTAAACACCTTTGACAAGTCCATTTGTCTCTAGTTCTAACCGCATCAGAAAAAACCTTGTCCCACTTACTACGCTTCATTTTAAAACAACTCTGCTTCGTTTTTTGCTATTTCTTCTTCGTTCTTTACTGCTTCACAGATTTCATTATGTAAAGCCAAAATAAAATAAGTGTTAGCCTTTAACTCGTCGAGATTATTAGAAATAGTCCCTGCAATTTTCATACTTGCGAATACTTCAATTTTAATTTCAGTGTCATTTTTGCTATCTTTCATTATTTTATCTAGTGAACCAGTAACACCAACAGACGTAACTGACCAATCGTGCCCATAAGGGTTTTCACCTTGATAAGTATCAACAACTTCTAAAACATCTCCGCGG